TCACAGGACGCCACCAAGCGCGCCAGTTGCGCCCTTCTGCTCGACAGTCTGCCCGGGCGAGCCGAGCGAGAGCGCCCGTTGCCCCTCGAAGTTGCAGACATAGGGGCGGCCGTGCAGCAACGTGCAATTCGATATGTCGAGGTACAGCACAGCACCCGACTTATCGGAGAGGACGGCAGCGACGAATTCGGGCGTTTGGACAGTGCCGGCGATGCGCCATTGTGACGCGGGCGGAGGGCCAGAGGGGCTTGGCGTCGGTCGCGGCAAACTCACGGCCACGCCTCCCGCCTCTGACGTAGCGGCACCTGTGGGCTCGTCGCCATGGGGCTCGGCATGGGGGTGCGAGAACATGGCGTAGAGGAACCATGCGGACGCGGCGAAAGCGGCCAGCGTCCCACCACCGAGGACCCACAGCCGTTTATCCCGGAAAATGTTGGCGCGCTTGTCGGTCGTGGTCTCGATGCCGGTTGCGGCCTGAAACGACGAATAGAGCGGGAAAATCTCTTTATCGTACCGGCCTTGACCGTTGGCGACCGCTTCGCCCTTGCGCTGGGACGCGCCTTCCCAGACCGAATAGACGTAAGCGCGCTTGAGGCCGAGCGTTGAGAGCTTTTTGAACTTATAGGTCCGCTCGACCAACGACCGGTATGCCCGATGAATGTCGGTCACACCCTGAGTGGCCAGAACGATATCCGTCGATTGACCGGCCGTGTCGGTGTGGTGCCGGTGATAGCGCAGATACTTGACGATCAGCGGCGGAAACTTCTCGCCGGTCGGCCAGTACAGCCCGACCTCATCGAACACGACCAAATCGCCCCCATGGACGGTTGCCGGATGGCCGAGGTTTTCGGGGTCGGGCCAGAAACCCGGTTCCAATGCCTGCCGACCATCGAACAGGACAAGCTCGCCGAGCCGGTCGAGCGGGTCGCCCTTTTTCGCCTCAAGGTAGGCCGCGATGGCTTCGGGCTTAAGACCGGCGACGTTAGAGAGGACCCGGCGACCGGCCGCCAGCGCGGGCAGGATGACCTCAGAGACGAGGGCGTAGCTTTTGCCCGATCCGGGCGGGCCAGTGTACGCGGTAATCGCCATTAGAGCCGCGCTCCGAACATGAGCAGCAATTCCAGATCGTGGCCCCGGAACATCGACCGCTTAGAAAGCGCCTCGACAGCGAATTGCACGGCCAGCGGCTTCGACGGCCAGACGAACGCCGCCCGAGGATCGCGCGACCAGCGACGGCGGCGAGTGAAATACACGAAGTCCCCGCAGCGCGTGCCACGGGAACCCCAGCCATCTACCGGCGCAACGGCGGATATGACCACCGGCCACGATTGCGGCATCACGGCCGCATGTCCCGGAGCTGACGACGAACAAAGGCCCGGTGACGCCAGAACTGCCACAGGCCGCGAAGGTCGCTCAGGAGAAAGAACCAGCCGACGACGAAAAACCACTTACGACGCATCGGATCACCTTTCGCTAGTGTCACCATAGACGCTTAAAGCGTGTCTATGGCGACGGTCAACCGATAATCGGCAGACGGCGAATGGCGAACCCGGCGACATAGGCGGCGAAAATCATCGGCAAGCCGACATCGAGGCGCAAAACCCCGATGAAGAACAGCGCGCCCGACCCCATGCCCGAGATTGCGCTTTGCAGGCCGCTGGTCGGATCGCCCATGGAGCTGATCTTGTCGAGGAACCACGAAGTGGCCTCGGTGGCGATGAAGAGCAGCAGGCCGAACACGAGAGACTTCATCACGACAGCGCGAAGAACGAACGCCAAGACGCTGTTAAATGCGGACAACAATATGCCGTACATGACTAGCCTTCCTTAGATGCAATGGAGCGCAGTGCGGAACGTGCAGTTTCGATGACGATGCATCCCACAGCGTGCGGATCATCATAATATTCCCTGCAAATCGTCGCAAAGAACTGCGCATTTTCCGCAACCAAAATCTTGAGTTGCAAGATTACCGGGTCAGGTGCGTCGGGATGCATACGAAACCTCCTTATGCACGGAGAAGAACAACACAGGCCGCCATGGTCCAGACGGCAAGCATGACTGCCCCGATTGCCGCCCGCCAATCTTCGATAAGCTGGCAGTGCTGGTCGAGCGTCAGCTGGTGGTCGAAGACGGTGACGGTCGAGGTCGGGCAGGTACCGGCCGGAAACGACAGCGAGGCGAGATGCGGGAACCACGTAAAGAACGGGTTGGCGATCTGCGCCCAGCTCGGAGCCTGTTCGAGCGTTGGCGACTGAATGCCGGGATCAGGCCCAAGATCGACAGTGGTGTTGCCCGTGCTGGTCTGGGGCGAAGTGCCCGGAGCCGGTTCATAATTGGGGTTGGTGTTCGGGTTCCACGCCGGATCATTGGCCGGAAACGGAATGTTGTAGATCGGCCCGGGAGCCTGCGCGTTGGGCGCTACCGGCGCGGTTAGGTCCTGAACGCGGGGCCACGCTTGCGGAGCTGCATCATGGACGGCCTGCGCGTCCGCGACTGTCACGGGGTCAGTATTCGGGTACGGGACGCCGTGGTAATCCTGCCGAGCAGCCGCCATGGCCCACAGCTTATTGGCAAGATCGGCCACCAGTGCCGGGGCCAATTCGTCGTTGGTCGCCGTGCGCTGCAAGTAGTTCGTAAACAGCCATTGGTTGGTGTGGATGGGCGCATAGCCCAACGAAGGATCAACAGTGAAGAAGTTGCACGTATTGCAGCCGAAATTGCTATACGTCGCCGCGATCAGACAGGACTTTTCTTGCGTGCAAGCGGGAATTTCCTGTGCGCCATGCGCGGAGTCGTACCACGAAAACCCGGCAGCCGCAGAGATGGAATATTGCTGCTCGGCAGTAGGCACGCCGGTCTTAGGGTTGATGAACGCTGGCGTCCGAACAACAAACCCGGCGCTTGAGCCGCTGACAGACCCTCCGCTGACGAATTCGAGGTCAGGCATGACGCCGATTTGGCGGCGACGAAGGTTCATGAAGTGGAGCCAGCCGACGAGCGCGCCGTAGGGCGAACCGGAAATGGTGTAAGTCGGGAAGGTGCCCAGCGACTGCTGGTTAGGCGGGACGTCAACGGGAAGGTAGTTGTACCCGCTGATGTACCATTGCGTCACAGTTGAGGGGCTCTGCCCCGGGCCAGCGAGCCACAGCTTAGGGAAGAGTTCAGTGGGCGCGTCAGTGACCACGTTGCCGCCGCCCGAGGACGTGACGGGGTGCGAGGGCGAGCCAGAGGCGCTGATGGCGAGATAGGTTGCCGCGCCGATAATCCCGGCACCGATCAGGAGCGGAGCCCAAGCGATGGAGGTTCCAGCTACGGCAGCAACCGCGATGCCCGAAGCAACCTCAGCACCAGCAGAGCCAATGCCCCCCAGAGTAGCAGCGACCGCATTGTCGTTTGCAGCGATCCCCGCACGAAGCAATCTCCCTTTGATGACGCGCGTGACCGCGTTGTTCATGAGGCTGGGGAACGCCTTAGTGGCGAGCGCAGCCTGAGCATGGGCGGAATTGTAATGCGCGACGGCAATGCACGATTCGACGCACAGAAAGACGATGAAGAACCGCTTCCAGCAGAAGAGCCGACGCGGCCGACGAAACCACCCGAGCATGTCACTAATTCCCCAGGCCAGAGCGAAACCCGGAGATCACGGCCCACGCCGACAACATGCCGCAGACGAAACAGAGCATGTCCCAAACGAGCTGAACCATTGCTGCCCCCGGAAGTTGGAAGGGCGGCCACCTGTGAAGATGACCGCCCCCCGTGGATGCGCGAAGAGCGCCTTACGCGCCGCCCACGATCCGGCGGACGTACTTCACCGCGACCATCGAAAGCTTGATGGCCAGACCCAGCGCGCCGGCCGAGAGGATGGCAGGGCCGACCGTCGAGAAATCGACGGCACCGGTCAGCGCCGTCATATCGGGCGGGGTGGTGGTGGCGAAGGCGGGAGAGGCAGCAACGATGCCGGTAAGTGCCGCTACGGCGGCGTAGTTACGCAGGTTACGCATAGGAGGGGGTTCCCCTGTACAAACGGGCGGAGGACCGCCGCCCACGGGATCGAGCGTCAGGCATCCCCGACGACACGAACAACGGAAGCGACGCAAAGCGCCGCCAAATAGAGGCCGATGGTCCCGGCAATCGGGAGGGCGTAGAATTCCGCCATCTGGCCATAGTCGAGAGGCTGGGCGACGGCCGTGACAGCGGCGAGCGTGTCAGGGTCGAGCGTCGGCCACTCCTGAACGGCAGGGACCGTCGCTTGCCCGTTAATGGTCGAGCAGGGAGCGACGGCCACGCCGTCAGTGGCGGGAACGCAGACCACAAATTGCGCTGTGCCGCTCACGATCAGCTAGCTGCGGCGAGCTTTGCCGGAGCCTTGCCGAGCGCTGACATCACCTCGTCGACGGCGACGAGTTCAACCGCGCGCTCGTCGAACTGCATGGAGACACGGCCGCGCTCGACGCCGACTTTGAAGGGGCTCCCGGCGAGAAAATAGAACCCCGGTCGGGGCCGGCCAGCCTCCGGCACCGGCAACTCGATGCGGACGGGGTAGCGGTCGCCCTGATGAAGGTAACACGGGTGCTTCGGCGGGATGGTCCACGCACCGCGCTCGTTGGTGCCGGAGCGGCCGGGAATAATCGGTTCGTCAGTGACTTCAACGCGAACAACGGCGTCGAGCTTGGTCGGATCGTTCATGGCAGATGCCCCTGCAAGGACAGCCACCAGCCAAGATGCGGCAACCTTTTGATTCGTTACGGATTCTTCGTCAAGCGTTCATGTCCGGCACATGGCCGAGGGGCCAGTTTGCCGAAATAGCAAGGCCCCGATAGGATTACTCCCTCGGGGCCTTGGTTCCGACTCGACGGAACGGCGGGGTTGCAGCCCCGTTATGCCGCTCGTTCGAGCGCTGCGGTGAGTTGGTCTGCCCATCTTGGCTGGATGGCTGGAGAAACGGTGACCAACCGCCGCAGCGGAACGACATTCGACTTCGGCCGCTGGGCGGCGATGTCGTATCCGGTTGCTTCCTTCAGTTCCCGGCGGAGCCGGTAGAACGACGGTCGAGACATGCCCGACCGAAGATCATTGCCCGCCTTCCACGCGGCGAGAGCGTGAGCGTGACGGGCCTTCAGCCCGAGTTGTCCGAGGTCCACCGTATCGAGGTTGACCACCTTGTTTCCGAATTCGAGCTTAGCCACGTAGGCCTCCCATATCTCGCGCACCTTGGCAGGGGTCCAGTCCCCTACCCGTCTCAGTCCGAGCCGCTTCAGCTCGGGCGTTCTCAACGTCAACTCAACGCGGATTGTCCGGTTGAGGTCTTCCAACAATCCCGGCAGCTCATAGGCTGGCGCGGGGAGCTTATGGACCTGAACTTCGGCCCCTTTCCAGTAGAGCTTGAGCGCCCAATCCTTTGCCCGCTTCCCCTTTTGGGTGCGGCCATAGTAGAGCGTCGAGCCACCGGCGTCGAATACACCACGACCGCGATAAGGACACCAGACCGTTTCTTCCATCGCCCGCAAAACCGGCAATACGTCTTCCGCGCGATCCACCACCCACGACGCGGTCAGATCGATGCGAGAAATGAGCCCCTCTGCGAGATCGACAGCGGGTCGTTCGAACAGATCGGGCCAGATTGCGGCCCGCGCCTTGTCGAGACACCTCCCAAGGAGGTCGCCCACGTCGTCCGAGCCGAACAGGTTGTGTCCAGTCAGGAACTTGGCTGGGTTGCCGCTCACTTCAAGGGGCGACTTTTCCGGCCCCCCTTCCCCATTCGCGGCCCGAAGCTCCCACTGCGCCCGGTCCTGATAGTGATCGGTGTACTCAGCCCCGATTGCGCGAAAGGTCAT